GAATAACCGGCTGATAGGGTTGATATTCCTAATTGTCTTGACTTTAATATTATTGAATAAGGATTATCTCTAACTAAATGTAAAGTTTTTTCTTGAAAAGGATATAAATTAAACTGGATTCTACCTCTTTGAGGGTGTTGAATAAAACAGTATTTTTTCATAAAATGAGCTGGGTCTTGAGCACATTTCATATATTCTTGTCTTATTATTTTTTTTAAATCTTCAGCCATTTATTTTTTACCTATTTTCATATAATAACTACCTGATATAATAGGTTCAAAGTTTTCATTAACACCTATCCCTAAACCATATATGTTTTTTCTTTTTGATTTGTATAATATTCCCCCACCTAAATAATTAATTTGTGATGATCTACCTGCTATATTTAAACCCCAATAAAATTCTCTATTATTTAAATAAATCTCTTGAGTTAGTGTTTTTGTAGGGATTAGTATATCTGATTTTATTTGTCTTGAAAATATTCTATTTTGGGAAATTGTATCTGTTACAGTTACAACCCCTAAAGAATCCAATACAATTTTATCTACATAAACATTTTTGGCATAGTATTCTTTTAATACTTCTAATGTATCTATAGGAGTATTTATTATAATAGTATCATTTTCATATACTGTTACTATTTTTTCTACCCATTTAGGTACATATTCTATCTTGTTAATAGTAATAGTATCCCATTTAGTTTCAACCTTTGTTATAATCGTAGGTTCAATAATAGTTGGATCAGAAGTACAACTCCTTTGTAATAAAAGGAGTACAACTAAAACTACAATAAGTAGAAATTGGATATTTTTAAAGAAGACCTTCAAGTTCTTTTTTAATTTTAGTTAATTCTCTTAGACGATCCGTAAGTTTTTGTTTTTCAGAACCTTCAGCATTTTTCCACTTTTTTACTACTTTTTTCATTTCAGCAGATGTTTGTTGAAGTTTTGATGCTAATTTAGATACTGAGTCTCCTTTTTTAGCTCCTTTTATAGCTTTCTTATCCATTACATCCTCATCATCTTCATCTTCTTCTTTCATAAGGTCTTGAGTTTTTTCTAATTCCTTATTTAGGTCAGCCTGTGCATCGGCTTTAGCACTAATTTCATCTGCAGATTCTGCTTCTAATAGTTCAAGGATTTCTTCTTTAATTGATGCTTTTAATTCTGATTTCTTCATTAGAGTATTTTTGTTATAAATATCACAAAGAAATTGACTGTTTAACTAACTTTATACGTTCCTCTGTTGAACCTTTTATTTCAATTAAGTTTTTTATCTTATGTCTGTACTTAATAATTAAAAGCTGTATGTTTTGGTCAATTAATTTTCTATATTCAGCATTAGTTTCTCTAACACCATTATTTTCTATATCAACACCTTCAGGTGAAACATAAAATATATAATCATATTCATCTAACATATTACTAGCAAATGAGCAAAAATCATCTGCTTCCATGTAATTCATAGACTTAGAACATTTAGCAAACGCCATCACATCAATAATAGTTCTATCTGTTATAATATTATTTTGCATTAGTTCACTAGCTCTTTCAGCTAAAAATACAGACTGGCCTTTTACGGTACTATCTGTGTTTAATGGGATTCCCATTTCCATAAGATATTTAGAACGTTCTGTTCTAAATTTATAATTTTTTAATTCTGGTAGTTCAGATAAAGCATTAACTAAAGTTGTTTTACCTACTGACATTGTTCCACAAAAACCTATTTTCATAACTTATTTATTTTATTTCCAAATATAAATAAAACTTTGATGATATCCAACTTCAACAAAGTGATTATTATATCCTTTTGATATTATTGATTTTACAAATTCTAATCTTTTTTTATCTCTATCTTCTGGTGAAATTGTAGTATCCTCATGATATTCAATAAAAATTTTTGAAATTTTATCATATATAGCTTTTGGAATTTGGGGTAAAATTTTAATTTCATGTCCCTCAATATCAACTTTCATATAATCAATATGTGTAATTTTATTAGAATACATAAAATTTTCTAAAGTAATACAAGGACGTGAAACATTATCCCACCAATCAGGCCATTTGGGTATGTCTATTTCTCCATCATAGTCTGCAATTGCTAAATTAAAATTCTCCCATTTATCTGATTTATTCATTTCTAATGCCTCGTATACTCCTGGGTCAGGTTCAATGCAATATAATTTAGAGGCCCCTGATAATTCTGCTCTTAAAGCTGATAGTCCTATATTTGCTCCTAAATCTAAATAAACATCACCGGGTTGAACACCAGGTCCATATTTATTTAACTCATCATGGATTAAATTCCCCCAAGCCATAGCACCTTCCCAGCCATAATTAATACCTACATCTTGATGTCCTTTACTAACATCCCAGCTTGACATATCTATTAATTTTCCATCTTTTGTATAAAATTGTTTACCGTTTCTTATCATTATATACTATATCTTTCTGTGCCCAACATTATTTTTAATACGTTTTCGGGGATTGCTGATTCTACATAGGGATCTAACTTAGCTATTGCTTGAGTAACATCTTGTGCTATAATCGGCACTGTTTTAATTGTTCCTCTATCAACATATCTACACTCATATAATAAATTATCTTTTATTTTAGATAAACCCAATAATTTTATTTCTAATATCGCTGTATTTATGTTTATTTCCTGTAAAGAAGCTGCTAATTCTTGGTCTTCCTGTTTATATTTTTTTCTAATACTCATAATTAAAATGGTAAGTTTTTTGGATCTAACTGTGAAGATCCCATTCCTATTCTATAACTATCACTATCAAAGTGCTGTGTTGATACTTCAAATATACAACTTCCTTCTTCGAGAGCCAACATTTGGTGAGGCTGTCCTGGCATTAAATGTATACAATCTCCTTCTGTTACTTCAATTGATTTATACTCAGCATCCTCAGTATCAATATATTTGTACAAAAATTTTCCTTTAGAGATGTACCATGCTTCATCTTTTAATAAATGATAATGCATTGAAAATGATTTATCCTTTTTAAATACTAATAACTTACCGCAATAGAATTCATTATTAATTATCCATAACTCATGACCCCATGCTTTTTCATGAATTTCTCCTTTATAAGGCATTGCTTCTAATGTGTGGTCTCTCATATTAATGTCTTGATGTTCCCTTCCCAGCTGATGTTTTGTACCAAGGTAAACCTTCTCTTTCCTTCATTATATCCTTAAACTCTTCCTCAGAATATTCAATCCCACTTAAAAAGTATCCCCTTTTAAACTCTGATTGTTTATTGATAGGTACTATTGCTGGTGAATCGTATCTGTGATGTTTAAAATGTTCTTCACCTTCTAATCTAATTAAATAATGTCTAGCTCCTTTATATTTAATTACTTTTTCTTCATAAAATTTACTGCTCATAATTTTTATTTATTTAATTTATTAGTATTTTTTTTAGGCATTGTTAATCCTCCTATAGTATGTATTTTATTATCTTCTTCAGACCAAGGTCCAGGTTTATCAGCCCATTCTAAAAAATCATTTATTTCTTTTTGGTCATTTACAATTTGTTCTGCTACTAATGTCCCTTGAGCACCTGATACTGTAATGCCTCTTGCACTTAAAGCATCACCTACAAAATGTACATTAGGGTATGTAGTTAAACTTAAATCATTATAGTTAACTAATGGTTCAGGTGACAAATATTTTACTTCAGGTACATAAATACCCCAATCATCTTTAAGTGTTGGGAATACTTTTTTCATATCTTCAATAAAATCTTCTATGTAATCATAATAACCTTGAAATGCATCTTTAACTTGATCTAATGATTTAATAGGCATAGCATCAACTTTTATACCTTCACTTGTCATTCCTGCTTCACGAGTAGGTGAATAATATAAACCTGTATGAGTCTTACGAGCAAATCTACCTTGGCCTTTACTATTATCAAACCAAGTTTCATTTACAGCTTTAACTAATTCTCTTGACCAGGTAAAAGGTTCATCAATACCTTGAATTTCCATTAATATGCCAAAATTGGTCATATTGTTTCTATGTTCTTCTCCTTTTTTAGCGTGTCCATTGTAGCTAACATCCCCATACGTTTGCTCAACGGCAACATAAGCTGCGTTGTTGTTAGTACAGAATGAACGTAATGATACTCCTTTGTCTTCGAATTTACGATACAATTTGAAATCATAGCTTACATCAATAAGTTTTTGAAAGTGTTTTTGTGGTGCTTCAAATCGGACACCAATTTGTACTGGTTTTGGTTCAGTTGGTAGTTCATATTTTTCAGCTAATTGTTTACCAAAGTCAATACCTGATTTACCTACACCAAATATTAGACGGTCATATTCAAATGTATGTGTTAGATCAGATTGTAGTACTATTACAGTTCCTGTTTGGTTTTCAAAATCAATTGAAGTTACCTTAGCTTCCCATTCAAATTTAACACCGTTATCAACTAAGAAATCATACCAATTTTTACCAATCTCGTGTAAGTAATCTGTACCAACGTGCCATACAGGGAACAAACGTAAACCAAAATAT